TGTTCTCTCTCTCCCCGCGAGGCCCGTCCCGACTGCGCACAGTGACCACGAACAGGAGTGACAGACCGATGGCGACGACGCTCACGTACCGGACCGAGCTGTATGGCGCGGTGGAGCTGGGCCAGCCGCTCGGGATCGACTGCACCGGTTGGCCGTATCGTGTTGAGTCGATTCTGGAGACCGGTGGCATGACGCGTGTCGAGTTGGAGCCGTGGCCGCTGCTCGATCCCGGCACCAGCGAGCAGGAGCGCGCGGCCACACGTGCAGCCATGCTGTACGCGGCGCGCGTTCGGTTCGGGCCGTGCGCACCGTAGCCACGGTGGGCGAGGCGCTGGAAGAGGCGCTGGAGAAGATGCCGCTCGCCCCGACCGACATCGCGGCCGTGACGCTCGCGCGCCGGTACGCCGCTGGCGTGGATCTCGGTTCCCCGGACGCGCTGGAGACTTTCGGCCCGAAGCTACTGGCTACGCTGGAGTCTCTACGCATGACGCCACGGGCTCGCGCCGCGATTGTGAAGGGGGGAGCACCCGATGTCCCTGCCGGTCGCACCGAGCTTGATGCCGCTCGGGAGCGGAGAAGTACTCGGCCACACCGTGCCTCGCCTCTGGACACCTCCGCTACGTGAGCTGACCCCGGATACCTCGTACGGTTTCGAGGTAATCGACTTCGCCCGAGACGTTCTGCATCATCCGCTGGATGAGTGGCAGCAATTCGCCGTGATTCATGCCGGTGAATTGCTGCCGGATGGCACGCCTCGGTTCCGCAAGGTGCTCATTCTCGTGGCAAGGCAGAACGGTAAGACTGAATTGCTGGTCATCTTGACCCTGTTCTGGCTCTATGTGGACCGTGTTGCGATGGTACTTGGCACTAGTACGAAGCTTGATTACGCCATCGAGAGCTGGAAAAAGGCATGTCGCCTGGCCCGACGTGTCCCCTCCTTGGCTGCCGAGATACCGAAGAATGGCATTCGTAAGGCAAACGGCAATGAATCGCTCTGGCGAGCAGACCTGGAGGAAGAGGCACTAGACGAAGGATCGCGCTACAAGGTCGCTGCGAGCAACGAAGAGGGCGGCCGATCGCTTACGATTGACCGCCTGGTCATGGATGAGCTACGCCAGCACCACGATTACAGCGCGTATGACGCCTGCGTTCCGGCTACCAACGCCGTTCGGGACGCTCAGGTCTGGATGCTGAGTAACGCGGGCTCGGATCGGTCCGTGGTGCTCAACGACACCCGAGAATCTGCCCTGGCGTACATCGAGAAAGGCATCGGGGATGAGCGGCTCTGCCTGCTGGAGTGGTCAGCCCCGGATGGCTCTAGCCCACTTGATGTAAACGCCCTGGCGTGCGCGAATCCGAACCTCGGTCGGCGGATCGATCATGCCTCGCTGCTGGGCGACGCGAAGACCGCCGTGGAAAAGGGTGGGGAGAAGCTGGCCGGCTTCAAGACCGAGTACATGTGCATGCGTGTCCCGAAGGTTGATCCGGCTGTTGATCCCGAGCGTTGGGCAGCATGCAGCGACCCTGGCGATATGGACGCGCTCCGCTCCCGGGTTGCGCTGTGCGTGGATATCTCGATCGACCAGATGCATGCCACCCTGGTTGCTGCCGCGCGGCTGGACGATGGTCGGGTCCGGATCGAGGTCGTGGGCGCGTGGACTGGCCGAGGCTGCGTCAACACGCTCCGGCGTGAGCTGCCCGGTCTCGTCGCCAAAGTCAAGCCTCGCGTGTTCGGCTGGTTCCCGAACGGGCCTGCCGCCAGTGCGGCGGCAACGCTGGCGGAGGGCAAGGGACGGGACGACTGGCCGCCCCCGGGCGTACCGGTGGAGGAGATTCGAGGCGAGGTCACGGCGGTGTGCATGGGGTTCGCTGAGCTTGTCGACTCAGGCCAGATAGCGCACTCGGATGACGCGCTGCTGACTGCCCACGCCGAAGGCGCCGAGAAGCTCAAGCAGGGTGACGTCTGGCGGTTCGTACGGCGAGGGAGCGGGCACGTCGATGCGATCTATGCCGCTGCTGGCGCCAGTCACCTGGCCCTGACGCTCCCGCCCGAGGTGAAGACCAGGGTCCGGTTCATGTAGGCGGAGCAGGTGGCGTTGTTGCCGGCGCACCGTCGAACGCCATCGGCGGCAAGCCGACCGTGACCAGGATGTCATCCGGGTTCCAACCGGCGGAAGCCAGCGTGGCGGCAGCGCCGCTCTTGCTGGTCCGCTCCCGGTCGTCCGCCTCCCGGTCCTCCGGCACGATCTCACAATGGTCCAACTCCAGCCCCTTGGCCGTGTCCCCGAACATCGGCAAGAGCTTCTCGTTCAGCTCACCTTTCCAGCGCTCGGCGCGTGGGCTGACCAGCCACCGGGCGAAGCTGACTTCGCCAGCGTCCGCGTTCGCCCGGTTCACGTCCTCGGAGAGCCCGAGCATGTGGCCGTGGATGCCGAACGCTTCGCGGAGGATCTCGCGCGACACTCCGCGTAGCTCGGCAAATTGCATGTCCCGCTGGGTGAAGCCGGGTACCCACTTCCCATGCTCCACGATGGCGACCCGGTGGGCTGCGCTTACGCCCTGGTGCTGTTCGCGCCAGCGCATGACCATTTCGTCATAGTCCTCATCGGACAGTTTGCCCGGGATCTCGATCACACCACCGGGCTCGGCGCTGTTGATGAAGAAATTGCGGTTCCACTCGGCGCTGTACCGCGCGCTGTCCAGGTCCACCATCGCTGCCTGGACAGGACCCAGCCCCCGGTACGGATCGAGCGGGTTGGGCATCTTGATGTGGATCACGTCCTCCAGCTCAAGCGGAATCTGCTCGCCGTCCGGAGACGTGTAAACGTAGCCGGCGAGGAAAGTCACCGGGTCCGGTACCGGGGTGATCCGGTCGGGGCGAACCGGCCACAGCTCCAGCGGTCCGGCCGCGCGGCCGAGTGGACCAGCCGCGCGCACGACCACGATCACACCTTCGCCCACGAGGTCTATGTGCTGCTGCACTGACTCCACGAAGTACTGGCGGGTCATGAACGGGTTCGGCTTCCGCCAGAGGTCAAGGATCGCGTGCTGAGTGACCTCCGTCCGCATCGGTTCGTCACCCATAGCGGTTCGGCGCCGCTTGTCTACCTGCATCCGCCACAGCTTCCACTTGATCTGGCTCGTGGCGTTGCTGGTCCGGTGCACGATGGCGAACAGCGTCGAGACACTGGACATCGCGCCGAGCTGGGTTGTGACGTTGGCACCCATCCGGCGGCCGGCGAACAGTCCGGTACGAGCCGGCGCATAGGAGAACGGTGCGGCATTCTGCGGCCGGCGCAGTGTGGCGAGAGATCGCATCACTCAGCCTCCCCGTTCATCAGGTCCAGGAACAGCAGCGCAGCGCCGGCTACCGCGAGACCCCAGACCGCCCCCACGTGCCAGGCGGCAGCATCCAGCAGGCCGAGCCCGCCGAGCTGGAGGATCGCGGTCCGCGCCCGGATGCCGGCCGAGACCAGGCGACCCAGCGCGCGGCCGGTGAGCACGAGAAGCGGGGTGCGGCGTGCCCGAGGTCGGGACCGAGCCAGGGCCGAACGGTACGCTGCCGTGAAGCCAGTCATCAGGCTCTCCCGTCGGAATTACGCCTCAACCTGCGGTTCAGGTCTACAGTAGCTGTGACCAGGGGGAAAGGAGCCCGATGGACGTGCCTTCGCTGGCGTCGCGCCTTCGTACTACTCGGCCGAGGGCGGAGCTTCGCGCCGGGCGCCGGGACTGGTACTCGATCAAGACCGTGGCCGCTGGCGAGGGCGCCCCGGCGTCTGCCGAAGTCCTGGTCTATGGCGAGATTGGGTACTTTGGTGTGACTGCGGCCGATTTCGCTGCCGAGCTTAAGGCTCTGGACGTGCCGAAGATCGATGTACGGATCAACTCGCCGGGTGGTGAGGTCTGGGACGGGTTGGCGATCTACAACGCCCTACGCGACCACCGGGCCGAGGTCACCACCCACGTGGACGGTGTAGCCGCCAGCGCAGCGTCCATCATCCTCCAGGCCGGAGACAACCGGCTGGCAGCGAAGGCATCCCAGGTCATGATCCACGATGGCTGGGGGATTGTTGCCGGTCCGGCCGAGGACATGCGCGCGATGGCCGATCTGCTGGACCAGACAAACGGCATGCTGGCCGAGATCTACGCGGATCGGGCCGGAGGTGACATCGCCGACTGGCGCGCGGCGATGGCGGCCGAGACGTGGTACACCGGTACCGAAGCAGCGACGGCGGGGCTCGTGGACGCCGTGGACGGGGCTACCGAGGAGAACGCGGCCAATCCAGCCGACTCCTGGGACCTCACCGTATTCAACTTCGCGGGGAGGGCCGCCGCGCCCGCCCCGCCGCTCCCGACTCCCGCATCGGCCCTGAACTGGGACGGCGGACTGTTCAAGAAGGCCGTAGAGGAGGCGCTTCGGTGACCAAGACCGCGATTCCGACCAACCCGACCGAGCTGGAAGAGATGCTGGACGACCGCGTGGCGGTCGAGAAGCACCTTGCCGAGGGCACGTTCTCCAACCTCGTACAGGCGTACGTCAAGGCCGTGTCCGAAAAGGACACCGGCATCAAGAAGCAGGTGGAGGAGCAGGTACAGCAGGTCCTGGCTCAGTACTTCCGGGACAACCCGGAGCAGGCCAAGACCTCGCGACTGGACTTCTCCCCACCCAAGAACGGTCCGACGCGCATCGGCTTCAAGCCGAACCCGAACGCCGTCGGCGCCCCGCTGGACGGCATCTTCGGCAGCTCCGGCGAGTTTTTCGCGACTGCGTGGCACGCGACGCACCGGCACGGCACGCCGACCAAGGAGCAGGACGCGCAGATCGCCAAAGTGCTCGCGTACCAGGAGAAGGTCCCGGCCGAGGGCGGCTTCCTCGTGCCCGAGGAATTCCGGTCCGAGATCATGGCGCTGGCGCTGGAGGACGCGATTGTACGGCCGCGCGCCCAGGTCATCCCCATGTCCTCGTTGACGCTGCGCTTCCCGGCCGTGGACGACACCTCGCACGCAACGAGCCTCTTCGGCGGTGTGGTCGTCTACCGCACCGAGGAAGGCGCCGAGCTGACCGAATCGGCCGCCTCGTTCGCAGCCATCAAGCTGGAGGCGACGAAGCAGACCGCTCTTGCGCACGTCACCAACGAGCTGATCCGCGACGCGCCCGCCTTCCAGGCTTTCGTGGAGGGCAGCTTCCCGGCCGCCATCGCGTACTTCGAGGACGTTGACTTCATCTCGGGCAACGGGGCGGGGCAGCCGCTCGGCGGGCTGAACGCCGCGAACACCGCGTTGGTCACCGTCTCCAAAGTGTCCGGCCAGGCCGCGACTACGATCGAGTGGCGGAATGTCATCGCCATGTACGCCCGGATGCTGCCAACCAGCATCAACCGGGCCGTCTGGCTCGCCAGCCCGGACACCTTCGCCGAGCTGGCCACGATGGCGCTCCAGGTCGGTACCGGCGGTAGCGCGGTATGGATCATGGACGCGCACGGCGCTCCGCAGCTCACCCTGCTCGGCCGGCCGATCATCATGACCGAAAAGGCACCGGGTGCGCTTGGCACCATCGGGGACCTGTCCTTCGTGGACTGGGGGATGTACCTGATCGGCGATCGGCAGAGCATGGTCATGGACAGCTCCCCGCACGTCAAGTTCACCTCGGACAAGACCACGTTCCGCGTGATCGCGCGGAACGACGGCCGTCCGTGGCTGACCTCCCCCATCACCCCGCGCAACGGTTCGGCCACGCTCTCCCCGTTCATCAACCTGGAGACCCGCTAATCCGGTGCCCCGGGCGGCAATGAAACCCCGCCCGGGGCTTTAGCAAGGCGGCAGTGGCACCCCGCCCCAAGCACTCGGCCGAAGCAGGAAGGTCCAGCAATGCTCGGACTTGGCAGGCTGTATGACATCGGGCTCGCGCTGGCCCCGGTAGACCTCGCGACCGCCGGTGCGACCGGGAAGCGCATCTCGATGCACGACTGTGGCGGTATCGACATCGTGCTGATCTACGGTGCCGGCACCGACGGCGATGACCCGGTGCCAGCGCTGGAGCAGTACACCGCCTACACAGGTGGCTCCACCGCCGACCTTGCGATCATGGACACGATCTACCGCAAGGCGGAAACTCTCCTCGACAACGACGAGAGCTGGGTGAAGACCACTCAGGCGGCTGCCGCCATCATGACGGCCGTCGCGGACGACGCACAGAAGCAGAAGATCTACGTCATTCACGTTCCGGCCGGCGCGCTGTCGGACGGGTACACGCACATCGGCGTGAAGCAGGCGGACCTGTCGAACAACGCCCAGCTCGCGGCGTTCATCTACATCAAGGTGGACTTGCACGTGATGCGGGCGCCGGCCAACCTTCCCAACTTGCTGCGTCCGGGCGCAGCGAACGCCTAGGAAGGGGGAGCCGTGAGCCTTACCGTCAACCCGAACCCGTTCCGGCAGGCCATCCTCGGAAGCGACCCGATCAGCAAGGCGACCGGGACGTTGGCCGCCACCACGGTGGCTCTCTTCACCGTGGCCGGCGGGGAGGTGCTCGTGACCGCGCTGTGGGGCAAGGTGACCACATCCATCACGGTGGCCAACTCGTACAAGCTCCAGTTCAACCCGACCACGGGCGACACGCAGGACATGTGCGCCGCTACGGACATCGGCACCACGGACACTACCGCAGGCACGCTCCTGACCTTCGGCGCGCAGACCGCGACCGCTCCCAAGAAGCTCATGAGCATCGGCTACGGCGAGCCGCTGGTCTCGGTGCTCACCATCGGCCAGATCGAGTCAGTGTCCGCCGGCACCGACGGGGCGATCACGTGGTACGCGACGTGGCTGCCCCTGACTACCGGCGCCACGCTGGTAGCGGCGTAGGGGAGGGATCATGCCGAAGATCGCGGTACACGGTGGACCGACCAGCGAAGGCGAACCGGGCTACTTCGAACCCGGTCGCTCGCACCAGTCGCCCAACGTCCTGGTCACCGAGGAGCAGTACGCCGACGCGATGTCCCGACACGGGACGGACGACTGGACCGAGCGTGACCAGCGCGTCCAGGAAGCCTGGCTCGCACAGGGCAACAAACCGGCGGTGGCACCCGAGGTGAAGCCGACGGCGCCCCGTAGGTCTCGATAGAACGTCCGGCGGGGGACTGGGTCGATTACGACAGCCCCCGCCGGGCCATCGGGAGGTACGTGATGTCCTGGGAACAGCTACAAGACATTTACCGAACAAATGCGGCCGAGCAGCGCGCGTTGCAACAGCAGCGGCCAACCGCGTGCCCGAACGATGGCGAGCCGCTGGAGTCGGGACCAGGTGGCACTTTGCATTGCCGGGCGGACGGGTGGACGTGGCCGTCCGACACTGAATAGTCCATAGTGGACAGACAACTTCATACCGAGCCCACAGGACCTCCGTAGAAAGAAGCCGGACATGGGCGTTTGGTACGCCACCGTAGAGGACGTGCGCGGGGCTCTCGAAACAGCAGAGAGCCGGCGCAGCGATACCCAGATTCGGCGTGCCCTGGAATCCGGCTCTCGTTCCGTTGAAGGTCAGCTTCGGCGCGTGTTCTACCCCGAGCTGGCGACCCGGTACAAGGATTGGCCGAACTACCAGTACGCGGACACGTGGCGTCTCTGGCTCGACAAGGATGAGCTGATCAGCGTTTCAACGCTGGCGATCGCCGGTACGGCCACGACCGCCTACCTGCTTAGGCCCGACACCGGCCCACCGTTTACACGCATCGAGATGAGTCTTGCCACCTCATCTTCGTTCAGCTCCGGTTCCTCGCATCAACGGTCCATTGCGATCACCGGAGTGTTCGGCCACAGCGCGCCCGAGGAAGCAGCCGGCGAGCTGGCCGAAGCGCTGGACGCGAGTGAGACCGGGGTGGACGTGACAGACTCCGCCACCCTCGGCACCGGCTCCGTGATCCGCGTGGACAACGAGCGCATGATCGTCACTCGACTGTCCATGTTGGACACAACCCAGGACCTCCAGACTCCGATGACCGAGAGTCTCGCAAACACCACAGTCGCGGTATCGGATGGTACGAAGTTCTTCGAGGACGAAACGATCTTGCTCGACAGCGAGCGGATGCGGATCGTTGACATCGCGGGCAACAACCTGACCGTGAAGCGAGCCGTGGACGGCAGCGTGTTGGCAGCGCACACCGGAAGCAGCATCTTCGCCCCTCGCACGCTCACTGTGACTCGGGGTGCACTCGGCACCACGGCCGCGACACACAGCTTGGCCGCCCCCGTTCTCCGGCTCGCCCCGCCTGGGCTCGTGGTAGAGCTGACCGTGGCCGAGGCGTTGAACACGTTGCAGCAAGAGCAGAGCGGCTACGCACGTGTCGTAGGCGAAGGGGAAAACGCGATTGAGGTTCGAGGCCAGGGTCTCTCGCAGATACGCGCCGATGCGCTGATCGCGCTCGGCCGCCGTGCTCGCACGCGGGCCGTGTGATGTCAACGTCGTACACCGGGCCGAAGCGCAAGGCCGGTAAATCTCAGGTCAAGTTGACCACCCGGGGAACGTTCTTCAACGAACCGGAGAGAAAGGCCGAGATCACCGCGTGGATCGATAGGACTAAGGAGGAAGTGGCCAAGCTCGGGTTTGATCTCGTTCAAGCACGGTTCAAGAAAGCGTTCAAGCACCCCAAGGGCAAGTACGCCGAGCATGTGATCGTGAACCGAGTCTCGGAAGACATGGTGATCACCGATCAGTTTGTGATCTACGGCTCGTGGCTGGAGGGGACCTCGGCGCGGAACAAGTCGACCAAGTTCAAGGGGTACAGCTCATTCCGGAAGACTCGGCTAGAGCTTCGTAAGAGGGCTATCAAGTTGGGCCAAGAGAAACTGGACGAACTAGTGGGGAGGCTGAATCGGTGAGCATCGGCCTTTCGGCGATCATGAACGCAGTCACGAGTCACGCCGCAGCGTCTGGCCACTTCGATCGGGTAGGCAGCCACGAACCGAAGAACGCCCCGGGCAAGGGGCTATCGGCCGCTGTCTGGGTAGACCGGATCGAGCCCATCCCCCGGGTCTCCGGCCTCGCCACGAGCGGCGCTCTCGTCGTGTTGAATGTCCGCGTTTACACGAACATGCTCGCCGACCCACCTGACTCGATTGATCCGAACCTTGTGGCTGCCGTAGACGCGCTCATCGGGGCATACAGCGGAGACTTTGAGCTTGGCGGCAACGTCCGTAACGTTGACCTGCTCGGCTCGTACAGCTCCGGTCTGGGTGCGCAAGCCGGTTACCTGGAGCAGGACGGCAAGCTGTTCCGCGTGATGACGATTTCGGTGCCGCTCGTGATCAACGACGCGTGGGGGCAGGCAGCGTAATGGCGAAGCAGAGCGGGCTCGGGGACAACCTCTACGTAGGTGGATACGACCTCTCGGGAGACATCAACTCGGTACGGCGAGCTGGCGGCGGCCCATCCCCAATCATCACGACCGGGATCGACAAGTTGGGGTACGAGCGCATCGGAGGCCGGCGAGACGGCGGCATCGAATGGGTTTCGTACTTCAATCCGGCCACCGACCGAGCGCACCCGGTCCAGTCACGCTTGCCGACCACAGACACACACGCGATGTACTGCCGTGGAACAGTGCTCGGCTCGCCAGCGGCAAGCCTCGTGGCGAGGCAGGCTGACTACAACGGCACTCGGGGTGACAGCGGAGAATTCACCTTCGCCGTGTCCATGCTCGGGGACGGTTTCGGGCTGGAGTGGGGGCGGCTCCTTACGGCTGGCCCCAGGACCGATACGGCCGCCACGAACGGCACAGGCGTGGACTTCTCGGCCGCTCACGCCTTCGGGCTACAGGCGTACCTCCAGGTCTTCTCGTTCACCGGGATCGACGCGACCATCCGCATCCAGGAATCCAGCGACAACGGTGCGGGGGATGCCTTCGCCAACGTCACGGGCGGAGCGTTTACACAGGTGACCGGAGCGCGTGTCTTCGAGCGTATCGCTACGGCAGCAGGGCAATCCGTCGAACGGTATCTACGGGTCATCACCTCGACTTCGGCCGGCTTCACCTCGTTGAGCTTCGCCGTGATGGTTGTGGTCAACGAGACGGCGGTGAGCTTCTGATGGTGCAGCGGCCGGTTAACCGCGTTCCTTCCGCGCTCCCTGTGGACGCGATGAAGACCTACGAGATCAGGATGCCGAAGCAGACACACTGGCGCGCGGCAACGTGTGCTGAGGTAGAGTGCCCCGAGTACCTGAACGGCTGGCGCACCCGGTTGCCGCGCGGCAGCGAGCTGGTAGACGTGCTACGGCATAGCGGCCGGCGCTTCCACGAGATCACTGGGCTCACGGACCCAGAGCTGGAATTCATCTTCGAGCCTGGTCAGCCCTGCTTCCGTGTGTCCACGCACCGGGTCCGGGTGGATCGGCCGGAGCTGTTCGTCGTGCGCGAGGGTGACTGGCGAGGTAATCCCCGGGGGGAGAGCCGGTTGCACAAGCCAGAAGATTGGGTGGATGACTTCGCCACTCATCAGGACAAGCTAGCCACGGCGCTCGAAAGGGGCTGAACGATGGCGAAAGAGAGTGGTCTCGGCATCACCACACTGTCCGTTGACGACAGTGGCGGGGTAGCCCGAGCGATCAAGAACGACATCACGAATTTTCAATTCGCCACCCCGCGCGCCGTCCAGGACGTGACGGGTGTGGACAAGTTTGCCTTCGAGCGCATCCTGCTCCTGGCGGACTTCTCGATCACCATGTCCGTGGTGTTCAACGACGCGTCGAACATGTCGCACGACGTGTTCAAGACCGTGTGCAGCACGAGCGTGGCGCGCACTACCACGCTCGTGGTGAGCGGCAACACGCTGGCGAACGAGGTGCTGTACACCGACTACCCGATCGTGCGAGACGATTCGGGAGAGCTGACCGCCAACGTCCCGGGCGTGCTCGCGGACGGCACCGTACCAACCTGGAGCCCGTGATGGCCGGCTACGTCCCGCAGGGAACCGTCTACAAGCTACGGTTCGCCGACCCGGAGATGGGTGGGCTTGTGGTCCGCGCGCGGGGGCTCTCGGTGGGCGAGCTGATCTCGGTCGGTCGGATGAAGGCCGAGGCCGAGGCCGATGACGGAGCCGAATCGCTGGACAAGGTGCTCCGCGTGTTCGCCTCCAAACTCGTGGACTGGAACGTGGAGACGTGCCCGTACGGCGAGTGCCCGGAAGATTGCGCGGTCACGCACGACCCCGTGCCGGCCAACTTCGAGGGGTTGACCACCCAAGAGCCGGCCTTCACGCTGGCACTGCTGGACGCCTGGATGACGGCCGTCGCTGGAGTGTCCCTCCCTTTGGGACGAAGCTTGCCCGGTGGAAGTCCATCGGGGCTGGAATCGCTGCCGATGGAAACGTTGCCAGCAAGCCAAGCGAGCTGATAGAGGCAGAGACCATCCTCGGCCTCTGTGAGCGGTTCGGTGCCTTGCCGTCCGCTCTACTAGCCGAGGATGCGGAACTACTCCGCTGGGTGAAGATCGAAGACATGGGGCGACGGGAGGAGGAAGGCGATGGCCAATGAAGTCGAGATTGTGATCACCTCGAAGGACAAGTCAGCCGGAGGCTTCCAGTCCGCCACGAAGGAAGCCAAGGACCTGGGTGACGGGTTCGAGCGTACCGGGGAAAAGGCGGACAAGGCCGAGCAGAGGACCCTTGGTCTCAAGGACACGATTGACGGTACGGCCGCGATTATGCAGGGCCCGGGAAAGGCCGGCATCGGCGCATACGTCCAGGGCTGGGCCGACCTCGCTGGAGGTCTAGCCAACTTCGTGATCCCGGCGCTCGGCGCGTTCCGACTCTCCAATATCAAGGCGGTGGCGAGCAGCATCGCCAGCAAGGTGGCACAGTTGGCGGCAGCGGCGGCAAGTAAGGCATGGGCCGCTGCCCAGTGGCTGCTGAACGCCGCGATGAACGCCAACCCGATCGGGCTCGTGATCGCCGCTGTGGTCGCGCTCGTGGCAGCGTTCATCCTCGCCTGGAAGCATAGCGAGACGTTCCGCAAGATTGTCACTGGAGCGTTCAACGCAGTGCGAAACACCGTGGCTGCCGTGATCAACTGGATACGCTCCCACTGGCCGCTTCTGCTCGCCATCCTCACCGGGCCGATCGGGCTGGCCGTGCTGCTGATCGTGCGCAACCTGGGAAAGATCACGTCGTTTGTCAAGGGCATACCCGGTGCGTTTGTCGGTGCGTTCCGTCAGGTCTACTCGGCGGTCACGGGAGCGATCGACAGCGCCGTTCGCTGGGCGCTCGGCCGGCTGGACGATCTCATGCGGATGGTCGCGGGTATCCCCGGGCGCATCAAGGATGCCATCGGCGGCGCGCTCTCCAGCGTCGGCGGCTTCCTCAACCCGTTTGCACACGGCGGCATTGTCGGTGCAGCCACGGGCGGAATCAGGGGCAACCTCGTGCGCGTCGGCGAGCATGGCTCCGAGCTAGTACGACTGCCCACCGGCTCCCGGGTCTATCCGAACGGTGCCAGCCCTCGGGGTGACATGTCGGCCAGCGGCGGGGCAATCGTCGTGGAGCTGCGAGTCACCGGGGGCTCGGATGACCTTCTGGTCAAGTGGCTCCGGAAGCAGGTTCGGACAGGAGTGATCAGCGGATGAGTACGGCCATCACGCTCACGAAACCAACGGTGGGCGCATCCCGAGACTCCTGGGGCAGCACACTGAACAGTGCGCTGGACCAACTCAACGCCTACATCGTGGGAGCGTGGAAGACCAGCACGGAAGCGGTCACCTCCTCGACCACACTCCAGAACGATGACAACCTTGTCTGTGCAGTCACGGCCAGTGGGGTTTACGTCGTGAACTGGGGTCTCCGGATGGACGGAGCCACAGCCGGCGATTTCAAATACGCATTCACTGGCCCGTCCGGCGCCGCGATGACTTGGGAGTCGCGCGGCTTGGCCGCTGGCGACGCGTCCAACGTGGCGGCCATCTCCACTGATGTGGCAGCCATCGGTACCACGGTCACGCACGGATGCCTCGGCACTGGAACCACTACCCGAGTCATGGGATCGGGCTTGCTGATCGTCAGCTTGACCGCTGGCAACCTGACGCTCCAGTGGGCGCAGGGCACTTCGTCCGGTACGGCCACGAACCTCTTCGCGGGCTCGTGGTTGAAGCTGGAGCGGGTGGGATGAGCATCGGCCACGGTCCCTATGGTCGGGGGGACTACGGAATCGGGTTGTACGGCACCGACGAGTCGATCGAGTTTCCCCAGGGCGCGTTGCGCAGCTCGTACGAGATGCTGATCGGCGGCTCGTGGATCGACGTTACCCCGCTCGTGTACCAGCGTGAGAGCACCGTGACTACACACGGCCAAGCCGATGAAGGCTCATCGGTTGACTATGCCAAGATGAATTTTCAGCTCAACAACCGGGACGGAGTCTTCTCCCCGCGTAATCCGCTCTCCCCGTACTTCGGCCTGCTCGGCCGCAGCACGCAGATACGGCGCTCGGTGCGGTACGGTCCAAGCCGCATCGTTTACACGGGCGTGGCTGCCGGTGGGCTGTCCACGGCAGACTCAGCCGCACTGGACATCCTCGGCGATATCGACATACGAGTCGATGGCGCCATGCCGTCCTGGTACACGGCTGGCGACCTCGCGCTCAAGTACGGTTCGGCTGGCCAGCGCTCGTGGTACTTCCACATCGTGGCTGGCGGCTTCCTCCAGCTCGACTGGTCCGCCGATGGCACCACGATTCTCACTGCGGTTTCGACCGTCCCCGTTCCGTGGCCGGCGACCGGCCGGACCGCCTTCCGGGTCACGTTGGACGTGAACAACGGGGCGGCTGGCAACACCACGACGTTTTGGTACGCGGATGACATCAATGCGGCCAACGGCTGGACCCAGCTCGGTTCGGCGGTAGTGAAGGCCGGCACCACGTCCATATTCAACAGCACGGCCAGCCTATCCCTAGGCGTTCCGATCGGCCGCGAGGTCTTCGCCGTCAAGGTCTTGTCCGGCATAGCCGGCTCGACCGTGGTAGACGCTGACTTCCGCTCGGCTGGCGACGAAGACACCTCGTTCACTGGGGCAACCGGAGAGTCCTGGGTATTCGGCGGACACGTCCAGGCATCCAACCAGCACTACCGGTTCTGGGGTGAGATCAGCGCTCTCCCGGTGAAGTGGGATGGCACTGGCCGAGACATCTGGGTATCGCTCCAGGCTTCTGGCATCATCCGTCGATTGGGTACCCGCACAAATGTGCTCCAGTCCACTCTATACCGGGGCATTACAACCACGACCGACACAAACGTAGTCGGGTACTGGCCGTGCGAGGACGGCACCGACGCGACTTCGATCGCACCAGCCATCGGCAATATCGCCGGTGTCATCTCCGGTACCCCGACCTTCCAGGCGAATAGCAACTACAAGGCGAGTGATGCTCTGCCCACGCTGAACAACAGCTACTGGTTCTTTCGGGTACCGGGTTACACAGCGACGTCCGAATTCGAGGTTCGCTTCCTGCTTTCCTCGGGGGCAGCGTTCACCACTAACTCAGTCATCGCCCGAGTGGTCACTACCGGTACCGCCGGGGTATGGGAGTTGCGCTACACCACGGGCAGTGGCGGCTCACTCAACCTCGTTGCACTGTCCAACGATGGCACAACCACGATCGGGTCCACCGGGGCCACTGCGATAGCGCTGGACGGCAAGGACTGGATAGTCGCGCTCCAGATGATCACATCCGGGGCTGACATCAACGCTGCATTCTGGATTTATGAGATCGGTCAGGACGGCTACACCGGTAACTCGTTTGTCGCGCTAGGGTCCACAGTCGGTACGGTGAAGTACGTTCAGATTGACCCGAACCAGAACATTGACGACTGTGCCATCGGTCACCTCTACGTCGGCTCGATCGCCATCACTCCGGTGTTCGCCACGTCGCTGTTTGATCAGGTCCTGGCGTACGCGGGCCGCGAGAGCGCCGCAGGCCGTGTAAACAGGCTGTGCGATGAGGAGGGGATCGCGCTTGCCCTACTCGGTTTCGCACAGGTGGGGATCAACGATGGCTCGCAGATCGTGGGAGCCCAGACTCAGCGAACCCTGTTGGACCTGCTCCGCGAGGCCGAGCAGGCGGACCTCGGGATTCTCTACGAGTCGACCGAGGAGCTGGGGTTGGTCTACCGGCCCAGGCTCGCGACGTATAACCGGCCAGTCACGGCCACACTCAGCTACTCGGCCGTGAATCTGGACGACCTAGAGCAGGTAGACGATGACCAGAACGTCAGTAACGATGTGACCGTGACTCGGACCGGCGGCAGCTCGTTCCGTGCCGTTCAGGAGACAGGTCCGTTGAACGTCCAAGACCCGACCGTGGACCCGGCTGGTGTAGGCCGGTTCCCCGACCCCCCGACCATTAACGTGAACACAGATGATATCCTGCCGGACCATGCCGGTTGGCGGCTGCACCAAGGCACCGTGGATGAGGCTCGGTATCCAGTCGTCCAGGTGAACATGACCAACCAGTCACTCGGCCCGAGTGAAAACGTCGTGTTGGACCTGTTGCAGCTCCGCGAAGGTGATCGGCTGGTCATCACCGATCCTCGCCCAGACGGCGAGGTGGACGACATCTCGCTAGTGGTGCTCGGGTGGAAGGAAACGACTTCCAACCTAGAGTGGATCATAGAGTTTAACTGCGCACCCGAGTCATCTCACCGGGTGGGGCTGTACGCCACAGACTTCACGCGCTATTCCTCGGATGGTTCGGAGCTGAATGAGTCGCTGTCGACTTCCACGACCTCATTCGCCGTGGCCACTCCATCGGGTCCGGTCTGGGCGCACGATGATGGGGACTACGATATCAACATCGGCGGGGAGCGCATGACCGTGACCGGAGTGACCGGTTCAACCTCGCCTCAGACTTTCACGGTGACCCGCTCGGTGAACGGTATCGTCAAGGCGCATACCATCGGGGATACGGTGGCGCTGTGGACACCTGCGTACTACGGCTTCTGAGGAGGGGCGATGACTGCACCGCTGGCGGGCAATATCGTGAAGGCATCGGACCTAGGCTCGGAGCTGGCGTACGCCGAGATCACTACCCCGACGGCTGAGATCACGACTCAGGCGGACGTCGGGGTGAGTATCACGTTCACGCTCACCGAGACCCGCATAGTACGGATCATCGGCTCGTTCCTACTCCGGTCCAGCTCGATCAACGATGAAGGTCGGGCCGTTATCACAGACGGCAGTGGCATTCAGATCATGGACGGTGGGACGATTAAAATCGTAGAGAACAACTTTAACCACCGACGTGAGTTTAGTCGGCGGCAATCTCTTGCTGCTGGCACCTATACATACAAGCTCCAAGCACAATTTCCAGTTTCGGCTGGCACCACAGTAGTAAGCGCCAGCACGAGCAATCCGACGTACATTCAGGCCCTAGACCTGGGTGCCGGATAGGAAGGAACCGCAATGCCCAAGTGCTTCCGCATCTTCGATTTCATCCAGTACGACGGAACAAACGGAGGTGCTGTTCTATCGGCCATCGCGTCACGCGAAATGAATTCCGAGGTCACCTGGACCCTGCTTTCGGATGACGGCGAAACGCTAGTTCTGAACTGGCACGGAGACCAGAACCAGCCGTACGAATTCCGGCGGAACCAGTACGTGGTGTTCGATGGGGACCACTGGGAGTGGAGCGGCATGCCGCCGATGGACCCGGCACTGTTCGCGGAACGCTACGGAGTCGTCTGACGCACACAGCAGGAAGCCCCCGGGACGATCCCCGGGGGCTTCTTGGGTTCTCAGCCTGTCCTGCTGATCCGGCCCAACGTCCGGCGTACGGTGTCCCTGTCCGCATCCGGTGCCACTGTCCGGACGTGCTCCAGCACCTTGTCCAGATCGTCTCCGTGCTCATCCCGAGCGGTCCGGACGGCCGCCGTGATCGCACCGCGCGTCCGGACCGACGGGGTGCTGCTGTCCGTCACGTCCGCCTGGATAGCCGGACCGCGCTCGGCGGTAGTCAGCAGGTGATCGTAGTTCCGGCGGAACGGCCGGCGCTCGGGGCGCAACGCGGCCAGCTCGGCACGGCGCTGCATCTCGCGCTCGGCCAGCATCAAGGCGCTGTCGCTGTCCAGCCCCCGGTCCAGCACGGCGAACCGGGTCGCCTGCATGGCCTGGCGCGGGTAGAGGAGCCACACGATCAGATCGAAGGTCGCGCGGGGCGGGGCGAGCCGACCGGCGGCCCGGCCGCGCAAGCGGTACGCGCGGCGAAGCTGACCCTCGAACAGGAGCACGGTGACGATGGGCAGGGCGGCCAGGATCACCCCGACTGCCAACGGCCACGCGGAGAGGTGTGCGTCCGCGTACTGGGCGAACGCGCCCACCCCCACGAGCGCCAGCAACGCGGCGTTCCACGGGGCGGAGCTGTCCCCATCCTCGGCCACGGTCAGTGCGTGCTTTCCGAACAGCACGGCAGCGATGTCCAGGGCGCCGATGGCCACGATCGCCAGCGGTGCGGGCGTGCTCGCGTATGTGGTCAGCAGGTGGAAGTAGCCCCAGCTCGACAGCGCGAGGGTGATCAGCGCCAGCAGGTAGAACAGCGGGCTGGCTTTCGTGCGGTTCATGTGCCCTCTCCTAGCGGTCAGTGTCGATGATCAGTACGAAGCTGCCGTTCACGAAGTCCACGCTCACGCGCTGCACCGGGATGTCGAGTCCCGAGACGCGCGCCATGACTTCCTTCGTGGGGTGAAGGTCAAAGCCGTACGCACCGCCCTGCTCGGCGGCTACCGTGATTGCGTCCCGAAGCTGTTGCACGTTCATGTTGCCCCTACCCGTCCGCGCGAGTGTCGTTATCGATCACGTCCAAGACGATGGAGTCTTGGATGGCCGTGCCCCGGATCGTGATGGGACCAGTTGGCGTCTCCGCCACGAGGTCGGCGGCCAGTACCGCTGCCTCTTCCTCCGGGTCATTGCGGTACAGCCCAGCCCGCGCGAGGTACGTGAACGGGTCCTGAGTGTGCTTCATGAGTCCTCCTGGGATGCCGCCCGGGGCAAGGGGCGGCTCGCGACGGGTTAGGCGTGACCGGTGCTCGCCTTGTGCACGTCCAGAGCGGCACGCGCGTAGAACGCAGCACCACACGAACAACGGTGCTGTGGCGCCGGTAGCTTGGGCTTGGTCATCTGGTTCACCTCCTCACTCCCAGATGATGCCGTCTCGGGTCATGTGTCCTCCCTCCTCGGAAGGTGGCCGAGTGGCCACGGACAAGACCGGTTACCCGGTCCTGACCGAAGCGACTCGATCAGTTGATCAGTAGTGCATCGGGCCGCTGCACAGGTCCAGCGACAGCCCGTGCTCACACGTCAGGCTGGCTCGTGCTTCCAGTTCGGCCAGTTCGGCGGCGGTGATCCCAACGCAGTTGTAGATCCGGCCGTTAATCGCGGAGTAGATGTGCGGTTCGTGGGCTTCGGCGTCGTTGTCGCAGAACGCCTTCGGGACGGGGGCGCCTTCTTCGTCCAGGTCGAACCGGTCGGCTGGAGTGAGCTGGTCGAACCGCATCGTGTCCTCCTCGGTCGTTCTTGCTTGCGAGCTGAGCCTATCGCGTTCTCACGCTTTCTTGCAAGACGTACGCGCATGTTGTCCACCATCCGTGTCCCAGGTGGCGGACTGACCTGTGTAAACGAGCCCCGCTGTCCTAGGACGCCCAGGTATCCACCGGGCTCCAGCGCGGTCGGCCAGCCTCGTTGTCACGCTGCCACCGCTGCTCCACGGCGGCCAGCTTGTGGGTGGCGTGCGCAGCTCCCTCTTGACCCTCGAAGTTGTACCGAGGCTGTAGGTCCCGGATGAAGCCAAGCTCGATCGCGTCCAGCTCGGCCGGAGTCGGAGTGCCCTCCCACAGCACCCGAGGCGAGCCCGGAACGATCAGGTCAGCCCACGGTTGGCTGGCTCGGTGTTCTTCGTCGCGGACCTCCAGGGCGCGCACCGTCTGGCCTACGTAGCCCAGCTCCTCGGCGCCATCCTCGCGGTACGTGTCGTAGGCGTAGACCACAGCCGGCCGCCGTCCAGGGAGCTCGAATGGGTCGGAGCGACCGGTACGCAGCTCGGCCCACAGCCGTAGCTCATCCAGCGCGTACTGGTTAGCCGGACCAACCTTGCCCCGGGGCTCGGGGAAGCCGGCGCGCTGCGCTGCCTTGCGGAGGCCGGCCAGCGAGATGCCCTCCCCCAGCTCGGGCAGTGCCTGGGCCAGCGTGACTAGCTCGCGCGTATCGTGCTCGATCACGGGACGACGCACGGCAGCCAACTCGCCGAGAGGAGTATCCGGGCACGGCTCACCGCTCATAGCCCATTCTCTCGCCTCGTTGTCCTGGATGAACGGCACCCGGAACAGCACCAACTCGTCGTTCTGGATACGTGCCCACAGCCCTCGGCCGCCCCCGGGCCACCGCTGAAACTTCAAGCCTCCGGCCAGCATCTTCCAGGTCTGGAGCTTCCACTTTGCCAGCAACACCGTGGAGAAGCTCTCGCGTACGTCGCCACCCGAGGCGCCGAAGATATCCGCGCTACCGCGCTGGGAACAGTAGATCGCGTGCATGCCCAGCTCGCGGCCGGCGAAGACCAGATTCTTGAGCGCGAGTACGGCGGGACTCTGCCCCGGTGCACCCTGTGGCTTGATCTCGGCCCAGTAGTCCCGGAGCTTGCCGATCAGAACGTTGGCTTCCTCCACGAGCACATCCACCGTGACGAACCGCTCGCCCCGAGCCTCGATCTCGACCACGTTGGCAATCCGTCGGTCCAGCTCCTCCCCGATCCGAAGGCACATCTCGTGCATGTCCTCGATCCTCCAGGCGTACAGCGCTCCCGGGAGGTCATGCGCCCAACGGTGTGAAATCCGCTTGTAGTCGATAACGATCAACCCGTTGCCGTGGTGCATCCGCTGGCAGAGCACGGCCTTCGTGGTCACGCTCTTGCCTGTGCCGCTGGCGCCGCTCAACAGCACGTGGGGTGACTCGTCCGCGAAATCCAGGGTGATGGCCTGGTTCCCGAGCGCGATGCCCACAAGGGGCTTCTCAACCGGCAGCGTGGCCACACGTGCCCGCACCGTGGCCCAGGTGATCTCGGCTGGCGGCAGCGTGCGCGGGGTGAGCAGGACGTACGGGTGGCTGCCCTTGAGGAACCACTGGGCCACCGGGTCCGGCATGCCCAGCACGCGGCCTACGTGGTGCTGGACGTTGTTCTGGTCCCGTACCGACAACGCGCTACCGAGCGGCAGGTTCACGCGCACCGGGTCCGGTACCTCGCCGTCCGCCAGCTCGCGTGTAAACGACCTGGGGAGCTGCACATACCCCCGAGCATCCCTATCCCTGTACTTGACGTTGAGGGTTGAACAGGTCACTTTGGCGGCCGGCCGAATGAAGTCCACGTACAGCCCGCGCGTACGCCAGCGCTCGGCGAGGCGCCAGAGTTGCCAGCCGACGGCCCCCAGCGCCACCGTGGCGAGCCAGACCAGCAGCGCGGGGTACCACGGCAAGGTGAAGAACCGGGGAGGACTGGAGACCAACGTGCGGCCAGCGATGGCCACACCGTGCAACACGAGCAGGATGCTCGGCACCCCGACCAAAGCCCAGCGTCTGGCCAGTCGCTGCCAAATAGGACCAGACAGCTTCTCCCGAGGCTTGTCCCGGTAGTCCTTCGTGGCCGCGTGTCGGAAAGTCGCGTTGTCCGTATCCCGCCCGGACACAGGTACACCCGTGACGAAGAATCGGAACAATGTCCGGATCAAGAGATAGGCCATCCAGGATAAGAAGCGCAGACGGACATAAGGTGTCCGGATGACCGGCGTAGCACGTCTACTCATGGGGACAGAGTACGCGGACAACGTCCACCGTGCGAGATGTACGCGGACAAACCCCCGGACAACCCGGGGGTTTGTCCGGGGAGTGCTACTCAGCCAGCCGGTGCGGCTTCACGCTGGCGCCCGTGACCTCGCTGCCCGGGCAGATCGGGGCTCCGTAAAGGTCCAGCCACTTCCGGGTAGTCCGGACGCTGTAGCCCTTCGCGTCGCACACCGGGTGCGAGCAGGACACCTTGATCATCCGGGTTCCCTGGGTGCCGGGACCGGAGTGCACCTTGACCGGCTTGCCGTCCGGACCGACCGGGATCGGCTGGCCAGCCGGCACGCGGGAGGGAATCCGAAGAGCGCTGCCCGGGTACTCACCGAGTGCGGCGGCAACCGTGACCAGCTCGGCCGCCAGCTCGACAGATTCCGGAGTGTGCGTCATCGGGCCGAGGAAGCCGAGACGAGTGGCGATCTCGGCGAACCTGCCCCCGTGGCCGTCCTCGTTGTCCAGCGTGACGTGGATCAGCTCGTGGAGCACGGTCCCCAGCATCTTCGCTGTGTCCGCCTCGGTGGGGGAGATGAAGATCTCGTTCACCTTGTCGTCGGTGGCCGCGCGGCTGTAGGTCACACCGAGTACCTGTGCGTTCTCCTGGCGGGCGCCGATGCTGCCGAAGCCGATCGAGATTCGCACCTCTTCGGGAAGCGGGAAGCCGACCATGCTGAAACGCGGCCGGAAGACCTCGATCGCAGCGCGGAGCCAAGCCTCGCGGGTGGCGACCGTGTCCATGCTCATGGTTCCTCCTCGTTGTTCCTTGCCCTGATGAGATGATGATAGGGCGTTTACACGCCATCATGCAAGATGTGCGTGCAAGATATCCATGATCTTTTGGGAGCGCCGTGGACGGCTTAGAGTCGATCATCTTCCGCAACGCACCGGGCGGGGCACTGGTCGCGTTGATCGTTTTCGCTGTGATCGCTGTTTGGCGAGGCTGGCTCGTGCCGAAGACCACGGTGGATCGACTGGACCAAGCCGTGGCGCGCGTGGAAGCTGTGCAGGAGAAGCGCTTAGCTGAGTCGGTGGCCCGGGAGACCGAGTGGAGGTCAGCGTGGGTGGCGGCCGAGCACGCCAGAAGGCTCCAAGCCGAACAGATCGGTGACCTTCTGGAGCTGGCGAAGACCACGGACGCCTTCATTCGAGGGCTCCGTGACCGCACCGGGAGCGATGGCCGATGAAGTGGCCCTGGACGAAGCGGGGGGACCAGATGGGCAGCAGGCAGGCACCAGCCGAGGGAGACCAGCAGCCGACCTCGTTGGACGAGGCGCGGGCGGCTCGGCGTACCTCGGAGCAGGGTCTCGCGCACGCGCGCCAGCGTGACCCAACCGTGCGGCGCGTGGCCGGTTCTCTCCGGGCTCACCGGGATGAGAACCACTTCGCAGAGATGTTAGGAACGATCTTCAAGGAGCCTACGTGATCCGTTTCCTCGGGAACGTGGCGCTCGGTTTCGCTGTGACCGGGTGCGCCACGTTCGTGATCACCTACGCGATGCTGGCCAACTGGCGCCGGACCGCGCTCGGCCGGAACGTCATGGCGTTCATGGTTGCGCTGTGCGGCATGCTCTCGCTGGCCGTGCTCCGCAACTTCACGAGCGTTGTGGACGACAACATCAACTGGGTTCGGCTCGTGGTGCTCTCGATCGTGGCCGCGATTGTCTGGCAGCGGGTGTACCTGCTGGTCGCGGCGCAGATGTCCACCCGGGGCAAACGGCGATACGGTGAGATGTCCACGTACACCGATCGTGAAGGGACACACGATGTGTGAGCCGGCTCGACACGACCACCCGGAGGGACACGAGAAAGGCTGGAGTGCCGCCGACTTCGGTCCGGACGACTACGTCACGCCCGAGGAGCTGGACGCAGCCACCGAGCCAGTCAGCAACGGGGACAGGTGATGGGGCTCTCGCGCGCTGATCTGACCATGATCGCCACCCGGACCGGCTACCCGGTACGCGCCGCGTGGACGCCGGGTCATGGCACGATGGGCACGGTGCAGGGTGTGATCATGCACCACACGGCCACCCCGCAGAGCGCGTCCGGTGACTACCCCTCATTGCGCGTCGTGACCGAAGGCCGGACCGGTCTCGCGGGACCGCTCTGCAACTTCGGGCTCGGCCGCTCGGGCACGATCTATCTCGTGACCGAGGGGATCGCGTGGCACGCGGGAGTCGGCGAGTACGAGGGATTCACCGACGGAAACGGCCACTTCCTCGGGATCGAGGCCGAGCACTCGGGTTCGCCGTCACAGCCGTGGCCAGTCGAACAGGCAGACGCCTACGTGCGGCTGGTCGCATCCATCCTGTACTTCCTCAACCGAGACACGACCTGGGACCTCAGGCACGCCACCTGGGCACTGCCACCCGGCCGCAAGACGGACATCGTACTCACCCCGAGCATCCCGACGATGCCCATCTTCGACGCGAAGGTGCGGGTACTACTCGCCGTACCCGACCGGATCAACCGACACTGGAAGCCGGTTCAACCGGCAGAAGAGGAGCTGACCGTGGCGCAGATCGCAGACATCATGGCCGGATTGGACCGAGTGCAGGCAGCGGTAGACCTCGCCATCCGAGGCGACCACGCGCCGGCCGGCGAGACCGAGGAAACCCAGACGCACGAGACGCACCGACGCAACCTCGTACAGATCGGCCAGGACATCGACTCGTTGGCCGAGCGGGTGTCCGCAATCGAGGACACGCTGACCGCCATCGCCGAGAAGCTCGGCGCGTAGGAAGGGGTACGGCATGGTCAACATCCCGAAGAACTGGCCCGTGGAGGCCAAAGTCAAGGCGGCAGCGATCAGCCAGTTCCTGCTCGGGTTGATCTTGGTCGCTGTGGTCGGCGGTGTGACCGACGGGAACCTCGTGGGGGAGCTGCCGGACTGGGCCACCGCCCTGGTCGCGCCGATCCTTCCCACGCTGGCGGGCTGGGTGGCCGCGTACAACGCGAAGCACCAGTACCGCTCGGGTGAGCGCACAGAGGCCGGCAAGTTGCCCCGACCCTAGCCCTCACGCGACAGAGCCCCGGTGCCGTTTACACGGTTCCGGGGCTCTGTCGCGTGCTATGCGTTGTAGTGCTCGCTAGCGGTTCGCTCTCCCGCCCGTACTGCTGTCGGCAGGTGGCCGACGTGGATCTCGTCGCACTCCGGGCAACGGTACGGCCGGAGACCGGGGAAGCCCTGCCGCTTGAGGAACAGCCGCGCGGCTCCCCGACCGGGGAACACCATCTTCCCCGAGCTACAAGTCTGGGACCGAGAAATATGTCTGAGATCTATCTCCGCCTGATGTGCCATCGACGTACCTCCTCTCCCGGTCCCAGTGTGCCTGTACGGCTAGAGAGCTTCCAGCGCAGCCACACCGGAGTCACGGACCACGCTCGTGTCACCCATCGCGTGTACCTCGGCCAGCGTCTTACCGCTGTCCACGTCGACCACGGTGAGCGCGAGTCGAACGGTGCGCTCCGGGCGCGCGGGAGCGGACCACTCGAACAGCAGCGGGGGGAGCGACATCTCGTCCAGCATGTCGCGGAGGCTCGCGAACGGCAGGCCGCCGGGCTGGGTCGCGATTGCCTCGGCCAGCTCCTCGGCCAGGTCCTCGTTCTCCTGCTTCTCGATGTCGTCCACGTTCAGCTCCTCTTCCTCGGTCACTGATTGAGCGTCCTCGGCACCGCGCCTCCCGGGAGAGGCACGGCACCGGGGAGGCTCACTCGCCCCTGATCACCGTCACGGCGTTGTCGACGTCCATCAGGCGGATGTTCGTGACGAACGGGCTCGCCAAGCGCTCCCGGAAACGGTCATCGGTCAGGGACGACCGGGACCGGGTACCGGAGAGGTACCAGCGACCCTTCGCCTTGATCGCGACAAACGAGTAGGTCCTCCCGCTGATCTTCTGCCAGAACGAGACCACGGTCTCGTCCGACCACGCGGCCGGGTTCGGGATGCGCTCCATCGCCATGAGCGCCTTCGTCGCCAGCTCGATCTGGAAGCGGAGGACCTCGGCCCGCGTGATGCCTTCCCGGTCGGCCAGCTCGGACACGGCGAGCCAGTCCAGCTCGATCGGACGGCGCGGCCGGCCGCCGTCCAGGAAGGCCGCGTTCGCCGAGTCGATGTCGTAGTCGCTCATCGGTCAGCCTTTCTTCGTGACTGTGTACCCGAGCCTGTTGGCCAGGGCGCGGAGCAGGCTCTCGGCCTGCGCCTCGTTCAGGAGCGTCAACGTCTGGTAGTTCTCACCGGCCAGCTCGCACACCTCGTACGTACGGCCGCCGAACGGACCCTCTACCAGCATCAGCGCGTCTTTCATGCCTCGATCCTACAGCCTCTGCGAACCTTAGCAAGCCTTTTCTTACGGAGATCGCGTAACATGACGTGTAAACGGGACCAGCCCCGGTGGCAGCGGGGGGAGCTGCACACCGGGGCTGGCGCTGGGCGCCGAGGGCTACGCCTCGGCGGTCTCGTCCGCCTGCTCGGTCACCACGTTGCCGCCGTCCACCTGCTCGGTCGCGTCGGTCGCCACGTTGCCGCCGTCCACCTGCTCGGTCGTCGCCACGTTGCCGCCGTCCACCGGCATGCCCTTGACCCACTCCAGCTTCTGGGCCGCCGTGAGGGCGGTCTTCCGCGCGGCCGTCACGGAGTCCTCCAGCTCCTTCACCTTCGTCTCGTAGCCGGCCTTGAAGTCGGCCAGCCGCCCGGACGCCTTCTCCAGTCGGGTATTGGCCGAACCCAGCTCGCGCGTGGCTGCGGCCAGCTTCTTGTCCTTGATCTCCTGGGTCGCCATCGTGGTGTCCTTTCGTGTTGGTGTATCGGTGTTGGACCGGACTCCGATCGGTGTTCATCTACAGCCGATCGGAGTCCGGGTGATCGGGGAGGGCGGGCGGCGGGTCCAGTCGCTCTCTGCTTCCCGCATACACGCTTGGCGTGCCGGGTGAAACCCAGTGATGCCGCCGCTTACCTGCGACTCGGCCCTCGGTCCTACGCGTTGGCGAACGGATCGCTGGCCGCCTGCTTCGAGGCGATGTACTCCCGGGCGCGCTGCGCATCGTCGTCCGTGAAGTCCTGGAGCTGGTACGCACCCTTGGGCTCCTGACCCTCGGGAGCACCCTTCTTGAGCCACTCGGTGCGTGCGGTCGCGTACGCCTCGGCCGTGTACTCCAGGCCGAGTTTCTCGGCCGTGTCCTTGGTCGGGACCTTCGCCCACCGGGCGAGGATGAACGGGCGCGCACCCGGCTTGAGCGCCGACTTCGCGGCCTTGAGCAGACCGCCCTGGTTCAGCTCCTGGTCCTCGTACTCCTCGTAGCCCTCCGGGCCGAAGATGACCACGTCCGCGATGGCGGTCTCCACGGGCTGGCCCTTGTTGAAATTGCCCCGGCCCGGGATCATCTTGACCTCGGACGGCTTGATGAGCAACAGCGTGCCGTTCTCCAGTTCGCTGAACTTGATGTACTTGCCGCCGCGTGCCGGCTGGCCGAACAGGTCATCCGTCATGTTGCCCTCCTGGGCATGGTGACTGTGACTTCTGCGGTGAACGAGTGGCCGTGTGCCCTGCCAGGAACACACGGCCCACTCGCCCGAGGGCTGGCACCCTCTGACACCGGTAAGGGTTAACGGCCCAAGCCAGTGTTTGTGGGAAGCGGGGAGTCGAACCCCGGCGCGAACGTGCTGCCGCGCCACCTGCCTCACTCGGCCGCCGATCGGATCGCCCGAGCTACCAGCACTTCCCTGCCCCGAGGGTTCAACGGACTGGGAGCTATCCAGTACCTCGGTCCCGTCTTGCGCCAGAGCAACCGATCCTCCACTGAGCACCCGTCTACCCTTCCCGGCGTTCCCTCCGAGTGTTGCCTCCAAGGAGGCGAATCGGGTTCGTAGTAACCTCGCCGGTTGCTCTGGCTTGTGAACATCTTACTACATCCTTGGCCGGGGATGAGCCAGATCTAGTGCGTATTTTCGTCCACCCACTCGGCTTCCGCACATCCCGGGTGGTGAGCGTGACCGAGATACATCCGAGCTTCGTCGTCTGTCTCCACGTCGAGACAGCACCTCGGGCACTCCGAGGTGAATGCCGCGATGAACACCGGGCCTGGTTTGTCGCTCTGCCGTGGCGGTTGGCCGAACGGGTCCGCCGGCGGCTTCGGTCGGCAATAGTCGCACTGGCCGACGGGAAGCTCGTGCTTGCAGCGTTCGATGGTCATCGTCCGCACCCTCACGTACTCGCGCACCGCGAGATTGGCTGACACGAAACCGGGTGGCTTGAGCGCCTTGCCGGTTGGGTCCGGGTTGGGGATCTTCCGCATGTTGGCCGCCATCACGATCTTGACCACGTCCTCCAGGTCCACGCCCAGGAATGACGCAGTGCCGTACGCCACGATCACGAGGTCGGCCAGCTCGTGGAGCAGGTGACCGAAGTCGTTCGCGAGACGCTTCGAGATGCTGCCCATGCGAGCCTCAACGTCGTTCCACGCCTCGGCAACCTCTAGCACCTCCTCATCGTGTAAACGACGTCGGAATGCCAGTAGCTCGGGCGGGATCGTGAGCGGCGTTGCCTCGTGCTGGTCCGGGTGAAAACGCTCATGGTAGCGCCGGACCAGTTCGCGCGTCTCACTCATCCGCCCGCCACCTCAGCCTTGATCGCGGCCAGCCGCTGCATGCCCAGCGTCTGGAGCGCATCCGTCCACTCGGCCTTCGCGTTCGCCTCGCGCCAGATGGCCGACAGCTCGCCCGGAGTGGTCGCCAGGCCGATCCGGTCGGTCCACGTTGGACTGGAGGTCACCGGGCCGGTGGGTGCCAGCGTGGTGACCGTACGCGGGATGGCGAGATTGCGCGTGTTGCGCCACTCCCGGACCAGCCCGCACAGCTCGGCCGCGCGCCAGCCCTGGGTGATGTCCACGTCGTACAGCGTCGCCTGGTGCTGGTTCACCGGGAGGTGCACCACGATGGCGTTGCAGAGGCACACGTCCGGCATCGGGATGTACCTCTTTTCCTCCACGTCCCAGATGGCGTCCGCGTGCGCGTAGAGCGCAAGCTGAATGGCAATCTCGTTCCAGCCGTACGAGAGGTCAGCACCGGTCTTGAGGTCCCCGACGCTCACCGTCTTGCCGCAGCTCGGGCACGGCTTCTCGGTGCGGAAGATTCGGTCGAACGTACCGGCGACCGTGAAGCGCGTGCATACGACCTTGCCCTCGATCATGCCGGGCAACACGGTCAACCCATGTTCCACGAGGGAGGCGCCGTACGCCTTGATGTCCTCGGACCACGGACCGGGGGTTACGTCCTCGCCCCGGTCGAGTGCCTCGGTGAAGCTGTGGAGCGCGGAGCCGAGGCCGGCTGCCGTCTTGGCGCCAGCGACTTCCTTGGCGCTTTCCACGAGCTTGTTCAAGGTGTCTTTGTCCTCCAGAGGTGTGGCCGCCGTGCTGGCGTACAAGTCCGGCCGGAGCGTGATTCCCTTGATCGCCATACGCTGTTGCCATTGCGACAGCTTGTAGGTGTCGGCGATCGACTTGGCCCATGTGGTCGCTCGGGTCCACGGGATCACTCGGCCCGAGGTCGGGTGCGGGAGCCGGTAGCGTCCCCACCGGTCAGGCTTGCCATCCACGGAGAACGCGCCGTCGTTCCCCATCTTGTCGGGATCGGTGGTACCGGACGGCGGGGAATCGAAGAGATCTTCGGTCATGTGTGCGTCCTTCCGTGACTGATGTACATGGGTAGCGTACGCGATGCCTATGACGATTTCCGGTACGTCTTGAAGGAACCATCGGGCTTGATCACGGCCACAGTCGCGCCGCTCTCCACGAGTTGGCGGAGCGTCAGGTTCAGCGACCGGGGAAGCGTCGGCGCTACCCATTCGCAGAGATCGGATCTACCGTCCGGCCAATCGGTCGTGATGGTGACCTTCACGGCTTGACCTCCTCGACCAGCACCACGGTCGCCAACACGCGAAACGTCTGCGTCTCGCCCGGGACGGACACGCGTCGCCGGCCAGGCGTCACGGTGAACAGCTCGGCGCCATCGTCGTCGGTTCCGGCCCACCTCACCCGGTACTGCTCGCCTTCCGCGTTCGGGTCCGTGTAGCCGTCGCCCCACTGGGTCATGGCACCGATCAGGTGAGCGGCCAGTTCCTCGGGTCTCATCGCTCCTCCTCCGGTACCAGCTCGGGCCACAGCTCCTCCATGATGGTGATCACGGCCACGTATGACCGGTACGCGGACTGATGGTCGGGCGACATCGACACGGCGGCGCGCCGAGCGCGTTCGGTCACTAGCTCGTGAAGCAACCGAACGCGCTCCGGCACATCGCTCATCGCTTGCCCCGGTCCAGGTCGCGCGACGCGAGGTGAATCGAGATCAGGTCGGACGCCTCACTCTTGGACATACCCTCGGTGATCGGCAGCCCGTACCGCGCGAGTAGATCGAGTTGGCCCTGCGACGGCTTGTTGCTCTGCCTGCGCCAGCTCGCCGTCTTGCGTGAGATGGACGGATCAACCTCGGCCGCATCCTGCTCGCCCCAGGCCATCGCGTACTCCAGGGTCAGCTCTTCCTGGAGCCACCCACCCTTCGCGGTCCGGTTACGCCACGTCGGCTTCCGGCCCACCTTCCAGGTGATCCCGTTCTGCTCGGGCCACAGGAAGTAGGTCCAGTCGGTGGTGGGGATAAACCAGATACCGCCGTACGTCTGGAGCCAGACGCTCTTACTCCGGTGGAAAAGGTCCACCTCCTCGTGACCGATCGTGCCCGTGAGCGCGCTAGCCGCCGGCCGAGCACCCTTTTCCTTGGTGTCCCGCTCCACTCCCTCGGCCAGCGACTCGCCGTCCTGGAGGGTGAGGGCTGAGGTTGTCAGGTCCACAATGGACCGGAGCGCGTGACGTCCGGTGATGCCCACGACGTCCAGCACGAGTGCGTCCTTCTTGCCGCCGGCCAGCCACGGACGCAGCACCCGGCCCACCATCTGGATGTACAGGCCGGCGCTCTGGGTAGGGCGCGCGATGACGGCGCAGGATGCCCACGGTGCGTCCCAGCCCTCGGTAAGCACCATGCAATTCGAGAGAACCTGGGTGTCGCCGGCTGCGTAGCGCTTGTACGCGAGTACTCGATCCTCCGGCGGAGTGCTGCCCGTGATCACGTCCGTGGTGATGCCGGCGCGCACGAGGTCGGCAGCAAAGGCGTGCGCGCTGGACACGGTAGGCGCGAACAGAACGCCCTGGCGGTCCCCGGCGTGCTCGCGGTACGCGCTGGCGATCACCCCACCAGCTCCGGAAGCCTCCATCGCGTCACCCAACGCGCCGTCCTGGTAGTCGCCACGGGAACGGGCCACGGTGCCGAGGTCAAGCCCATCCACGGTGACGGACTTGCCGCGCACGTCGGTGAGGAAGCCGTTCTGGATGCCGTAGAGGATGTCCTTCGTGTAGCTGACCTTCTGCCAGATGTCCCCGAGCCCCCGACCGTCCTCGCGGGACATGGTGGCCGTGAAGCCGGCCGCCCGGGTACCGGCGAAGCACCCGAAGTAGGTCAGCACCTCGACCCAGGTACGGGCCGCCGCGTGGTGGCACTCGTCCACGATCACGAGCCCGATCGAGTCAGCCGGGATCTGCTCGCGCCGGCTACGCCGAGCCAGGGTCTGGACGGACGCGACGATCACGTCTCCATCGGTCTCGTTCCGCTCGGCCTTCACGATCCCGACCTGGAGATCGGGCGCCACGCTGTGGATCTTGTCTCGTGCCTGCTGGGCCAGCTCCTCACGGTGCACCATGACCAGCACCCGGTGGCCGGCGCGCGCCGTCTGCTCGATCAGGTGGGCGAAGACCACGGTCTTGCCCATACCGGTGGGCAGCACCACGGCCAGCCGAGTCAGACCGGTCGCCCAGTCGTTTTCCAGCGCGGAGAGCGCCTCACCCTGATACCCGCGCAACGACAGCATCTTCATGGTCATCAGTCCGGTACCTTCCTGGAGTTGGTCTCCTGCCACGTTTGTGCAAGCTCGGACAACTCGTCCGCCAGCTCGTTCAACTGGCGGGAGGTGGCCACGCTGATCGGGTTTTGGCCCATCCGCCCAAACCCGATCAGCTCGGCACCCGTGCGAAGCGCGTTTACATAGCCCCAGATCGCCTGAACGGCGAAGATGTCCTGTTGTCGGAGCACGAAGAAAGAACCCGGTGGCAGCGCGCCGCCATCTTCGATCTCGTAGACCGCGTACTTCTCCGTCAGCCCCACATACTTCTCCATCAGCCCTCCTTGTCGGTAGCGCGCGCCGAGCCTACCGTGCAAAGGTACGCGATGGCAAGCAGAGGCTGTGTGTTACTGTAGTTCCCACCGAGAGGAGGAGGACACGATGGCCGAGACTCCGAGCCCCTGGCTCACGAAGGCCGAGGCCGGCGAGTTGATGCGGGTCAGTCCACGCACGATCGACGCCTGGGCCGAGGCTGGGCGGATCACACGGCATCGGGTGGCTGGGCTCCAGAGCGTGCGCTTCGCGCGTGCCGAGCTGGAGGCTCTCCTGGTTCCCGAGGAGCCGTCGTGATGCCCGAAGGCCGGTCGCTGGAGAAGATCCGGGCCGAGCTGGAGGAAGCCAGGTTGAACGGATCGGCGGCCCGGTACGCCGAGCTGCGTGCCGAGCTGGACGCGTACCACACGCGGCGCATCGAAGGTCTGCGTGCCACCGACCCGGAGTTGCGCGCCCAGCGAGTTGCCGAGGGGCGCGCTCTCGCTGCCATGCTCGTGGATGCGTTCGTGGAGGAGTGGCAGGCAGAGCGCACCAAGCTCAAGTAGAAGGGCCAGCTCTACGAGTGCGCGTAGAGCTGGCCCTTCCGTCACTACCGACGGATGGGAGGGTAACACGCTATGGCCCTTACACCCGGCCACCGCGAGCTGTTGACCTCGAAGGCGATTACATCCGAGATCATCGAACGGATCGGGGTTTACTCGATCACGGACGTGAGCCAGCTCGGTGACCACGCTTGGGCTGGGGAGCGCGCAGTGCCCGCCATCGCGTTCCCCTGGCGCACGCCCGGTGGTCAGACCTTCATCCAGCTCCGGCCCGATGTGCCGATCGAAGTGGAAGGCGAGAAACGGCCTCGGAAGTACCTCTGGCCCAACGGGCAGAGCAGTGCCATCGCCGTGGTGCGCGAGGATAAGAATGGCCCTGCCATCTTCGTGGAAGGCACGAAGCAGTCGCTAGCAGCGGCATCGTACGTGGACTCGGGGAGTGTCTACGGGATCGCTGGGTGCCGCTCGTGGAGCACGGACGGCATCCCGGTGGAAGACCTGGACGTGACCGAGGGTCGGGACGTTGTCCTGATCTTCGATGCGGACGTGACGGACAACCCCGATGTGTATGACGCTGCCGAGCGGTTCACCCGAGCGTTGCGCGCGGAAGGCGCGTTGTCCGTCCGGTACGTGATCCTGCCCGCCGGACAGAAGGCCGGACTAGACGACATCCTGGGCTCGCGTCCGGATGGGAAGCGGGCACCGTATCTCTCGCGTCTGATCGAGCAGGCCGTACCGAAGCTCGGGAAGCGGCCGGCGCGCAAGGGTGCTGGTCCGGCAAAGCTCCCGGGCACCGATGAGCGGCCCATGATCGCGGTCAATGAGGATCGGCTCGTGGTGATCGACACGATCACGGCCACGCTGCGCCGGAAGTGGGACGGGACCGAGCTGTTCAGCTACGGCGGGCTGCTGGCTTGGCGCGAAGGCGTGGAGATGCAGCCCATCGCCCGGGACCGGTTCAACGATCTGACCGCGAAGGCGGCCGTCACGGTGACCGTGGACACCCGGGGCAACGTGGTGCCAGCGTGGCCGGACGCGCCGACACAGGGCGCCGCGTTGTCTCGGGCCGTGGAATTCACGGCACTGGAGGGCATCACTCGGACGCCATTCGTCCGTCCGGACGGAAGCGTCTGCCAGTCCGCCGGATACGATCCGGACACCCGGACGTACCTCGTGATGTCCGAGGAGCTGTCCGGGATGTCCGTGCCGGACAGCCCCGGGGTGGAAGACATCCGCAGTGCGGTCAAGTTGCTGTCCGTCGAGTGGCTGGGCGACCTCATGGACGCGATGGACAGTGACTCGGACCGTGCAAACGCTCTGGCGCTCGTGCTCACCCCGCTTATCCGGGGGCTCGTGCCGCTGGCGCCGCTGGCCGTTGTAAACGGGCTACAGATGGGCGTGGGCAAGAACCTGCTCGCCGACCTGCTCTCGATCTTGGCCACCGGGGAGGTTGCCCAGCCGCTGCCGTACAGCCGGGACGACGAAGAGAACCGGAAGGTGATCACGGCGGCGTTTCGCTCGGGCAAGAGCCTGCTCGTGTTCGATGAGGCGCACCACATCGAAGGCGCCGCTCTCCAACGTGCGATCACCTCGGGCACGTACACGGATCGCATCCTCGGGGTGAGCATGAATGCCGAGTGGCCCAACCGGATCACCTGGGTGTCGCTCGGCAACAACGTCTCGGTGGCCGGCGACATGGCGCGCAGGTTCTACATGATCCGGCTCGCGCCGAAGGTGGAGAAGCCAGAGGACCGGAGCGCGGACGACTTCCGGCACCCGGACATCAAGGCGTGGACGCGTGAGCACCGGGCCGAGCTGATCGCGGCTGCACTCACGCTCGTGCGCGCATGGTTCTGCGCCGGCCGTCCCCAGAACATCGCTGGGCGCAAGATGGGCAGCTTCGAGCAGTGGGGCGGCATGGTCGGCGGAATCCTGGACGTGGCTGGCGTTGAGGGCTTCCTGGGCAACCTCCAGGAGTGGCGCAGCGAGAGTGACTACGAGCGCTCGTTCTGGCTTGATCACTATCGGTGGCTTGGGCGGGCGTTCGGGGGCGACGACTTCACCACGGCCGAAGTCGTCCGGGCGATGAAGAGCGGCAAGCCGGCGCCCGTGGAGCATCCTCCGGGGAAGGGGCTGGAGGATCACGACGGTGCGGGCTACCCGCGTGCGCTCGGGCTCGCGTACGGGCGGCAGAAGGGCAAGACGCTGGATGGGCTCCGGTTGGTCAAGACTCTGACCAGCGCGGGTCACGGTAACCGCTGGAAGATCATTAAGACCGATCCCGACCTTACGCAGGGCGTATCACCGTCCGTGACGGATGGTGACCCGAATATGCAGGGTGCGGACCCTACATATTCGGGTGACGAATCATCACCCTCTGTGCCCATCCCCGACCTGACCAGCACCGGGGTGGATGGGGGGGATAGGGGGGATAGCTCCTCCCTACACACGTTGGAAAAAACATCTCTGATGTCAGGTGACGCCATGTGTGATGCGTATAAGGGACCGGGAGGGGTAGCCCACCCCCCTATCAACCCAATCAACCCATCCCGACCCCTACCAGGGGATATCACAGCGGGTGCATCAACCGTCACTCCGCAAGTATCCGAAAACGGACACGAAACCGATACCGACCCTGACCTGCGGTTTACCGGAAACGCCCTGGTAGACGTCGGTATCGGTTTCGAGCCTGAGCCCGCCCGATCCCCGATCTCGGTCCTGCTCCCGTTCGCGGCGCACCCGGCCGCCCCCGAGTGCCCGGACTGCGATCAGCCCAAGGGGCTCGTTCCGCCCGCTGGCTTCTGGTACGCCTGCCGACGCTGCAACCCGCAGACCTTCCATCGCGGGTAATCGTCTGTGTAAGATGTACGCACTACCGACCCGTACGGAGGACGTCATGGGCAGTCTGGACCGGCCGGCCGGCAACCCGAGCTTGGCCGAGGCAACCGAGATCGTTCACGCGTATCGTGCGCGCTATCCGAAGATCAGCGCTCTGGACCGGCCGGAGGATCTGACCGAGGAGCAGTGGCACGAGCGCGTACAGCGAGCGTTGTTCGTGCTGGACCGGATCGTGTTGGCGACCGGGTGCGCGGGATGTCGCCAGCGCGGGAACCACACCCCGGAATGCACCGCGCGGCGAATCCTGCGGGGGATGGAGTGATCACCCTCAGGCTGGTCGGCGGGCCGAGCGACGGCGCGAAAGCAGAGCTGAATTGCACACTCATGCACGAGGGTCCGTGCTGCTTCATAGAGGGTGGCGGGCTCTACGTGCTGGAGCCAGGTTGGCCCGGTGCGCCAGACAAAGGTGAGGACGGCGTGATGCTGGCGTACTGGAGGTGCGAACTGTGATCTCGTTTCAGGAGACGTTGGGCGGCCGAGACGCGCTGATCTTCGTCCCCGAGACCACTGCCGATCTCGCCAGCTTCCGGTCCGTGTTCCCCACCGGTCAGCTCTACGGGCTGGACGTCGAATCCACCTATCTGACCGACCTCGGCCAGTGGCACCCCGATTTCCGAGTGCGGCTCGTGCAAGTAGCCACCGAGGGCTACGCCTGGGTCCTGCCGCAAGGCGTGCCCGAGATCGCGGCAGCGACGCGTGAACTGTTGGCCGATCCCGGGGTCACATTCTGCTCACACACCGACATGGACGTGATGAGCGTGGCCACGCTCGGCGTGGACATCACGGCGCGGAACATCGACACGCGCGCCCTGGCGATCATGGCCGATCCGGACAAGGACAACGATCGGGACCTCAAGACGCTGACCTCGCTGCACATCGGCGCCGAGCTGGAGGGCGCCGAGGCAGAGCTGTACGCCCGCTTCATGGAGCTGTGGGTGGCACAGGGCGGCCGGCGCAACGCGAAGCGCGCCGATATCGAGGCGTACGGGTGGTCCGCCATCCCGGTCACCGATCCTGTGTACCTGCGGTATGCGGGGCTGGACGCCATCGCATGTCGTCGACTCGCCCCGATCCTTACGCCGCTCACCCAAGCACCGCCCGAGCTGCTTGAGACTGAGCAGTGGCTCGCCACCCGAGCCCACCGAATCCGGCTGACCGGGATGCGCGTGGACGTGCCAGCGCTGGACGCGTTGCAGACCGAGGCCGAGGAGACCACGGATGCGGCGAAGGCTCGCTTCGGCGAGATCACGGGTGTAAACGCTCAGTACAGCGCGGGTGTCGTGAAGTGGTTCGGTCAGCACGGCGTGGACTGGAACCAGTGGGATGGCGCCAGCACGAAGACCGGTAACCCGAGCTTGGCCAAGGAGGACGTACACCGCCTCCGGGACTTCGATCTGGATGACGCAGCGCTGGCCGCGTACGAAGAGCTGACGCGCTTCAAGAGCCGATTGGACCTCAGGACAAAGACGCAGGGCATCCGAGCCCGCCTGGACCGTTCTGGGCGCATCCACCCCCTGCTCAACCCGATGGGTGCGACCACAACGGCGCGCATGTCCTCATCCGGCCCAAACTGCCACAACTTCTCGAAGAAAGACCCCCGGATGCGCGGGCTGTTCTTGCCCGATCTCGGATACCGCTTCGTCACGATCGATTTCGATCAGATCGAGCTACGCGTTGTCGCAGCGCTGGCTCGCGAAGACAAGATGATCGAGGTCATCCTTGCTGGTGGCGATCTTCACCAGCTCACCGTGGATGAGCTGGCCGACGCAGGTATCACCATCGTGCGGGACACAGGCAAGATGACCAACTTCCTGATCGTTTACGGCGGCGGTGGTAAGGCGTTGCACGAGCAGGCGGGCATCCCACTGGCCGAGGCAACCGAGATCGTTTACACGTGGCGTGCGCGCTATCCGAAGATCAGTGCCCTGGCCGAGTACCTGGGTGGCTTCAAGGACGAAATCCGAACCATCTCGAACCGGCGGCTCCCGGTCACCACGAACCGCAGGACTGGCGACCTACGGGCGTACGCCAACATCAACTATGCGGTGCAGAGTGCGGCGCGGGAGTTGCTCGTGGATGCCTGGATGGAGCTGGAGCGTCGTCGGCCAGGTGTCGTCTGGTATCCGATCCACGACGAGTTGGTACTCATGGTGCGCGAAGACCAAGTGGCCGAGGTCGTGGCCGATGCCGAGGCAGCCATGCGGTTCGACTTCATGGGCGTGCCGATCAGCGCGACTGCTGTCGAATTGCTGGATGAGCACGGTGTCTCGCGCTGGATGACCAGTAAGCACGCCGAGAAGATCGCCCGAGAGAAGGTGGCAGCGTGACATCCCGAGGCACGAGCAACGGCAACGTCTCGGGTAACACTCGGGACAGAAGGAACCGAAGGCTGTGGCTTCTCGCGCATTTCGGCGATGGGCAGACCGCACCATGCTTGCTGGCCAATGGGCCGTGGTGCGAGGGCACGGTGACCGAAACCACGATATCCGTAGACCGGATCGTGCCCGGATGCCAGGGAGGTAGGTACACGCGGGACAACATCCGGCCCGCGTGCTCACCCTGTAACAGTCATCAGGGCGGAAAGCTGAGGTGGTCTCGATGAACTGGCTGCGGGATGACCCGCTTACAGCGATCCTTGCCTACCTGTGCGTCATCGGTGCCATAGTGCTCGGCATTGTGATCATCATGCACGCTTCGTGACCAAGCGTCGGCAGGTTGACAGAGAGGCGGTCTCGATGAGGTGGCGAACCGTAAACCGATGGCTGATCGTGCTGGAGATCAGGATGTTACGGCGGATGATGCTCGCGGACCGAGAGGCTGGCCGGCTGTGAGCGCGCCGGCCAGGGTGTGCAAGGACTGTGTGACGGACGCCGTGGTGCCGTACGCCGCACCAACCACAGTGCGGCCGGCACCGTATCCCGGGCCACGGTGCTATACGCACCATCAAGCTCGGCGGAAGGTCATGCGGTTGCGTGCGGCTGAGCAACGGGTGGAGCGTGTGCACGGCATCTCGCCAGCGCAGTATGACGCCCAGTACGTGGCACAGGGTGGAGTGTGTGCCCTGTGTAAACGGGCCACAGGTAAGGGGAAGCGACGACTCGCTGTCGATCACGATCATGCGCTGGCCCGAGAGCATGATCACCCCCACGACGTCGCCTGCCCAGACTGCTGGCGTGGACTGCTCTGCTCGCGCTGCAACGATGTGCTCGCGCACTTCCGGGACAACCCGGCCTTGTTGATCGGTGCGGCCAACTACCTGATCACCCCGCCAACGCGTACGCTATCCACATGACCGAGACCGTGGACCCTCGTTGCCTTGTCGGTGTGGCCGAGGTATCGCGCCTCCTCGGCGTTGGCCGATCTACCGTGTCCGCCTGGTACGAGCGGCGCGCGCACACGGCGTACCCCGAGATCGTGGCTCGCCTCGCATCCGGCCCGATCTGGAACATCGAAGAGGTCGTCTCCTGGTTCCGGGACTACAAGCCCAGTAAGGGCGAACGCCCCGGTGCCATGCCCATCAGGCGGGGTAAGCAGTGGGTACCGAAGTAAACCGGTGAGTAAGGGGTGGACCGGTGGAAGTACCCGGCGTTGGCGGAAGGTGCGTACCTTCGTCCTGGAGCGGGATGGGTACGTCTGCCAGCTCGGGCTGGACGGCTGCACCCGCAAGGCGACGCACGTGCACCACACACGAGGCAAGCGGTTCGGCGATGACCCGGCGTATCTCGTCGCGTCGTGCGAATCCTGCAACCTCAAGACGGGCGACCCGACTCGTCACGATCCGTCACCAAAATCTGTGACCGAGTGGTGACAATGTCCGGTTCGCCCAGAACTACCTCAGGTCCAGGGGACCGGACA